TCAATTCCAAAGTAACCTCTTTATCCTCACAAAAAACTATTTGTGAATAAAGTACAAGTGAGAAAAAGATTAAAAAAAACGTGGTCAATAATTTATTCATTGAATTAGTTTATAGTAATAGTTGTGATTGGTGCTGGGTAAATAACAAGAGTTCCTGAATCGCTTCCAGAACACGCCCCAACTGTTGTGCTATAAGTTATCAAACCAGACATCGATGAATCGAAAGTAGTTATGACAACTCCATTATACGTATATTGCCCACCTGTTGGTGAACCACCTGAAGCAGCAACACTTGTGTTCGGGCATAAGTCTGGTAAAACCAGGGTAGTTACGTTATCGATAACATCGAAACAAGCTGTTTGAACTGAGATACATCCTTGAGCATTTGTAACTTCAACTGTGATAACATAATTTATAAGTGAACTTCCAATACTAGCGGCATCAATTTGATTCGTTCCTTGCCCAATAAAGGCCATCGCTGGAGATATTGTCCAATCGTAAGTCCAAGTTGGGTCGTTCGTTACTGAAGCCATTAAAGCACTTCCTGAGCATTTTTCAAAACAAGGTTGGCTGTACGATAAACCGCAGATTAATAATGTGATGATAATTAGTAGTATTTGTTTCATAATTTAATTTATTTATTTATACGGTAAAATAAAGAGTTGCTTCCGCAGTTCTTCTGTTGGTTAATCCTTTGATTACTTTTTTATTAGCTTTATTCCAACTTAAAAAACTATTCGCAATTGAAGGGTCATTTGGGTTGGCAATTACTTTTTTTAATAATGTTGATTTGCTAAAGGCACCACACCCAATGTTATAGGCCAAAGAAACCATAGCATCAAATTTGTTTTGACTAATTCCTAATTTAACTCGATTTCTAACACAATTTACGAATGCCTGTAATGTTTTTAGAAACAATAAATCAGCCTCGTCTTGCGTACATGTATCGCCTTCCTTTACTGGGAATTCACCCTTAGTATCATAGAAGGTACTTCCCCATCCAATAGTCCATACATTCGCTGAACATTTGTAAGCCTTTAACTTACACCCTTCGAATTTTTTAATTAAATCAAAGCCATTATTCCCCAGTTTCATTTTCATTGTTTTCGTTTTTAATATCGAAGTCTTCGAACTCTTGTTTTACTTTTTTTGCTCGTGAAAGCATCTTTTTAAAATTACTCCACAAATCAAAACCAAACCCTGATTTTAGATTTTCTAAAATCGATGTTAGTTCAATAAATAATAAAGTACAAGCCACCAACTTGGTAGCAAATAATGGAACTGAAATAAATAAATTAATTATCTCACCAACGATATATTTGTCCAAAACAAAGCAACCAATTAAAGCGCATTGGTATAGTGCCATCTTCGAAACTATTTGAGATAGCTTACGACTGGTAAGGCGTTGCTTTAATTTCTTAGCTTTAATAACCCCCAAAATTGTGTCGATTCCGATGGCGATACCCACGATTATTATGAGTGAGATTATTGGCAATAGGAATGCCATTATGATACCCATAACCGCATATATACTACTTTTTATTTTCATCATTGTTAAAACTATTATTGGAAGATTAGGTTCCATAACTACTTAATATAAATTATTCATTCTGTTATTCCAGCCGTTGAAACGGCTTTTGTAAAACCCTATTGGACTGTTGTACGCTGACTTTTGTGTATCAGGTCGTAGGTCCGTATTTTGATTTTCCGTGGACTTATAAGTCGGGAATTTACTTGCATTATCGCATAACCAATTACGAAGTCTTTCTTCATAAAATTCTGCTCTTTTTGTTATTTGTTTTACAACCGTAAACATAGTATTTTCACTAACCGAATTAGAGTTTTCCCCATTCTGAGTTGATACTCCTTTGTTCTTTACATTCAACGATAAGAAGAAAGTCACCTCAGCAGTTGCGTGATGAACCAAAGCTGGTTTGATTAAATTAATCAACTCTTCTTGGTCTGGTGTTAATGGTGTTATATTCGCTGTTGCAGCACTATACGCATTCATTATTTCGTGGTAAAATGTTTTACCAAGGATAGGTTGAATAGTTAAATCTTGCATATAATAAGCTGATTTTTTAATTTCCGATACATCAACATTACCGTTTAAAACTGAATTCTCGCGAATATAAAGTTCGCCAATTAATAAGATTGTTTCCATTATTTTTGTAGTATTTGGTTAATTTGATTATCGGTTAATCCTAGACCACTGGCAAGCAAAACTTTCGCTTGAGTATAGGTTAGTTTACCGTTTGAATATTGCCTCATTATACGCATCATACCTTGGTGCTCACGTCCTGACATTCCACGAATGGTATCATTAACAACTATCTCAGTAGATTCATCTCCTGATAATTGTTCAGTAGTAACAGCAGCACTAGCACTAGGTGCAACAACAGTAGAAGCAACACTTGGATTCAATTGGTTAACGTCTGCGTCAGCAAATTCGAGAGTACATGTTAAACCGTTTATTAAAAGAAAGTCGTTCATTATTGTTTGCAAGGATAATTGTGAAGGTTGAATATTCAATTGATTCATTAAATTAAATTGATAAATAAAATCTGAATTACCTAATGAACCTGCTGTTTTTAATCCTATCAACTGAGGGTCGATTCCGTGACCTAAACATATTTTTCTTGTGGTTGCATCCATTAAATCAATAAACCCAGACGAAACATCGATAGGAGATAATTGAGTAATTGATGGCAATACATCTCTTGTCTTGCTGAATGTTGTGAATACTTTACCAGCATTTTCTGTATCAGAAAAATCATCACGAAGGCCAGAAATTAACATATCTTTTTCTTCTTCATCTAGGTCAAAAGGAAACGATATAACAACAGAAGGACTAACCGCATTTTTAAGGTATGCAAGTTGATAAGTGTCTGACTCTTTGTCAAGTAAGATTGATTTGATAGCACCTTTATAAGTTGGGCGCGAATATAGCGATTGTTCAACTGAAGGGAACTGAACCATTAGTATTTGATTCTTATTTTCTTTATCTGCTTGGTCGAATTTAGCATATTTTATGTATGGTAATTTCGTTGAATACAAGGCCCAATTCCAGCAATATAAATAATCAACAGCTTCCATTTGGTTATCGATATGATTGATGTTTACAGAAGCTGGATTCAATCTTTTTAATTTAATTATTTTGGTATTATCCGAATTCCAAGTTACCAAAATAGCCACTCTATTGTGTATAAAATAATCCAAAACCAATCCATTATTAATTAAGTTATCGAATTGATTAGTTAATTGATTCAGTTGTATTTTTTCGGACATGTTAAACATGTCCGACCCATTGATACTATATCCATTTCCAGCAGTCAACATTGTTTTTAAATTGATGATTGCTGAGTGGATAGGACTTGCTGAATAAAGACCGTTTAAGAAGTTACCATATAGGCCATCAGGAGAATCTAAAAACCCTCTAGAGGTCCTTACAACATCAGTGAAACCACGATGTCCGATATCATTATTATACATTGAAAAAGCTTGTACCATTCTACCAGTCTTTGGTTCTGGACCAGGAATAACTACAGGTTGTTCTTGTACTTTTGTTTTTTGAAAAAAATTTAATATTCCCATTTTTGTTTATTTTAATGCATTTTGAATGTTATCAACTCCGTTTACTTGAGCCTTTACTGTTTGTATTATGCGGCCAGTAGTCGCTGACACACTTATTGTTGATGCTGTTGCTTCATAAATGTTTACCACATATTGCCCAGTCCTCAATGATACTTGACCTGATAGAGGTATTGATATGTCGTTCTCGATTATATCGAATCTATTATATCGACACTTATATCCTGACTCATCTTCAGCTGTAAAATAAGTTACTGAATTAGAATAAATTCCAGAAACGAATTCGAATAAATAATAAGGTTCAATCAAAGTACTAAAGCTATTTAACTCAAGAATGATTGTGTTCGATTGATTTTTATTAAGGACTATCATATGTATATAAACTATTTTATTTTTATCATTGTTCCTAGCTATTACTTTAAAAAGAAAAAGCCTCGCAAGGAGGCTTAATCTATAATTAAAGGGAAATTTTAAAGAGGTGTGATTACATCATTTGCAGCCGAATTAAGAATGAAAGGCATTTGGTTTGGCTCGTTAGCTGTAATAACAATGTCATAACTAGTTCCGTCATCACCGATGACACCAGAGCTAGAGCTAGATGCTGTTAGATTGGCTCCGCGAGTGATACCCATAAGGTTCCATTCAGAATTACCATCTTTCACCAAGACTAACAAATTACGATACGCTGCACCAGCCACAGCCAATGAGTTACGTTTCGCTTTGTCTCTACGAGGTACCTTCAACGATAAAGTTGTTAAATAATTGATAGCTCCATTTTCGATAGTACCCGTTTTTACCTCAGTAAAGTTCGCACCATTTTTTGCGAATTCCCAAACCAAGAATGGAGTAGTACCTGTTGCTCCTGAAACCTGAATTTCAGAAATGAAGTCAAATGCAGCTAGTTCATCCAAAGTTCCAGTGTAACCTGATACCGCGTGAAATGACGCTAACGCTATTGTGATGATACCCCCAGAGTTGTTTGAACACCCAAGTTCAAGTGCTTGAAGGCCGAAATTACAAGTTGCCATATTATATATATTTTTTTTTTGCTTATTTTTATTTTATTAAAAAAGCCGCTACGCATGTAGCAGCTTTTTAATTATTAATTATTATTGGAAATTAAACTCCGTGGAAATAGATATCACCAGCAACCAAAAAGTCCCAAGATACCTTAGCGTCCGTGCGTACTCCCAACTTACGGTCAAGCGTGGTCTTCATAAAATCAACAATGTTGAATCCAGAAATATCACCTTCTAAGTCACTTATGTTAAGCACGTTGCTTAAGTAAGTTGCGATGATAACGTTATCAGAAGCTTCGTTTGCACGAATAACTTTAACACCTTGGAAAGTCAAATCGTAACCTTCGATGTAATAAAGTCCTGAGTTTTTGTTGTCAGAAACTGCATCCATCAACGCTTCGTAAACGTTAGAAGAAACGATGTAAACAAAGTCTTTCTTAGCTTTTACAGCTTTCTTTGACAAGTTACGAGCTTCAATCATTTTAGCGATTACGTTTGCTGAAGTGATAACAGAAGCTGATGCTGGTTTTGTAACACCTGTATCAGCAGCTAATTTAAGTTCTAAACCATCGCAAGCATTCAAGTATGTATCACCAGTTAATGATGTATCACCTTGGAAAGACAAGATAGCTAATTGTTCTGCAACTGTTTCTGCAAGAGTTTCGTAGAAATAAGTCATAAATGGTTGAGGCTCACTGAATGAGTTTGAACCAGCTGCTATTTGGTCAGAGATAAAGCTGACCTCGAGACTATCCACACAGATGGAGGTCCCCACCATTATGCTGCAAACCTCAAAGGTCTTTTGTGAAATTGTTGAATCACTTGGGTCGAATGTACAAGCACCAGGCTTGATAACATTACCGAAAAGTGCAGTACCCAATTTAACTCTGTCTTTAATCCCAAGTACTTGCTTGAAAAGACCACGAACTGAATTTTCACCAATCATTGCAGCACGATACATTTCCACGGCATTTGTTTGATACAAAGCAGAAGCGTCAACGTTTAATGCAAACATTTCTTCCTTTACAGCAAAGGTTAATTTATTAAATTTTAATTCTTTTTTCATATTAAGTTTTTGTTTTTTGTTTTTTATTGCTTATGTTAATAAACTATTATTTTGGTTTTTTTGTTCTTTTATTTTCTTTTTGACGTAGAGTTAAAATAAGCGTTTAAAGATTCAGCTTTTGTAATCTTCATTTCTTCACCACTAACAACACTTTCTTCAACAACATCTTTGTTTTCAACTTGAGTTTTTAACTCAGCGATGATAGCAAGAATTTCGTCTAATTTAGGTTGAATAACAGCAAGAATAGCAGCTTCGTCAGTTGAGTTAACTGGTGCTGGTTCAGCGATAGGTGCTTCAGCAACTGGTGCTTCTCCAACAATAACATCTTCAACTAGTTCTTCTTCTTTAACTTCTTCTTTTTCTTCAAGTACTTCCTCAGCAACTACAGCTGGAATTATTTCAGCAACACCGTCTTTTACAAGTAATGTGTCTCCGTTTGCCAATAGGTATTCTCCATCGGCCATCATAAATTTTTGTTTCATATTTTCGTTTTGTTTTAATTTATTGTAATTATTTTCTTTTATTTGTTGAAGAGCCAATGCAAACAAGCCTTCGACTGATAAACCATTTCTTCCTTTTTCAACTATTTCAAGCTTAAAATATTCTAAATCATCGAATTTACTAACCACAAACCAACTACCTTTTTTTAATCCTTTAACACCATATTTGGTGAATGATATATCCGTTTCTGGGTTTTCTACTATCCAGTTTTGCAACACGAATGAAGGAGCACTTAATTCTTTATTGTGGTCTAAATTAAATTGATTACTTTTGATATTACGGTTGAATAGTTCAACCATTAATTCGATATCTTTTTCTGAGAACACTACATTATATTCGCCAATTTCATCATCGAATCTTGAGATAGGAACGCCTGGCTGTAGGGCTGGAGCTGCAACAATACCTCTTAGTGTATCAGTAAATCTTAATTGTTTAACTGCATCAAATGCAAGACCTACTATTTCGATTGCTGGCGTAGCTGTATATGCTATTTGAGAGATACCTAATACATCGCCATCCGCAAAATCTGGGTTAACGGTAATAAAATAAGTTGGTATCTTCTTGTCCATATTGGTAAACTATTTTTTTTTGATTTTTGTTCTTAGCCTAAATTTAATTCTTTTCTCATTGATAATATATTCATCGCCAGTGTTAAATTAAGACCATATGCAGCATCCATTTTCAACGGGTCATTACTAGCAATTTGATAAACAAGAAGGTTCCATCCCCATTTTTTAATTGATACTTGTCTTTGGTTTTCCTTATCCTTGGTTGCTCTTGAAAGGATTCCTTCACCCTTTTCATATTCAATGTTTTCATGTTCGGCCCCCCCAAAATAACCTTCATATGCTTTGTAAAATAACTCACGATATTCAAGAAATTGGGATATAACACCGAACACATCAGACACTTTTAATTGACCAAATATGTTAGCTCTTTTACTTACCCAATTATCATATTTTTCTAATTTAGGTTCAAACAATTCGCATTCTTCTTCTATTCTTTTTCGATATAAAATAGCAAGAATAAGTTTGATATTACCCAAGTAATTATCATCAGTTATTAAATGTTCTAAGTCAATAAATTCACCTATGGTAAGATTGGTTGTAAATTTATTATTCACATAAAATAAACCAAGTGGAGTTGATACTATTTCTTTTGGTTGAAATGCTGGGGGAATTACGGTGAGATATTTTAAGTCTTTCTTTATCAAAGAAAACTCATTATAATCCATCGACTCTAATTCATCAAGAGGTAGGTCACATATAAGGGATATGATATCAAAATATAAATCATCATCATTATCATAACCTTTTTTAATTATCTCAGCTATTTCAACGAATTGATTGACGGTAACATCACCCCAAGACTTTGGGTATTTAAACATTATTTTTTAAGGTTAAGAATTTAGTTAATTTAGTAACCAACGGAAATATTATTTCCATATTTAAATTAGCAAATAATTCTTTTCTTGATTGAATAGCTTCAACACTATAGTCTTTTTTAATTTCACCTTCAATAATTGGATGATAAAATACAGCAGCAAGTTCGCTTAAATAACCAGGTTTTTTAGCAATGAATATTTTTTGTAATAACATTGTTTCTTTAACACTAAATTCTTTTTTAGTTGAAGCACCAAACAAGATATCAGACACCGTTATCTCACCAACAATTTTATCACTGTTAGTGGTTACATCTATCTTATTTATTTGTTCAATTAATTTTTTTAAATCACCCAAATCCATTTCCTCGATTTCATCTCTCGTTAGAGATGTTAAAACTTCAGTTAGTTGGATGTGGCGTTCAATTTCGAATTCGAAATTATTCAGATATATCTCCATAACTTTTTCAAATTGTGGAATTGAAATCTCTCTATGAGATTTCGGTACAATTACTTTTTTCATATTTCCCTTTTTTAATAAATTATTCAAAATATTGTTTTGTTTTTACAACTCACTTGAAAGTCTAAAACGCTCTAATCTTCGTTGAGTTGATGTGATATCAGACTCGACAACAAAAGCTTGTATTGGTGCTGTTTCAGGCGCACCTAAGTTATTAGATGAACCCGCAGTGCCGAACAAAGCAAACTGACTAGGCACTTGAGCTGGGGTTGATGACGAAGTTGGTGCGGAGATATCAGGAATACCTGGACCGCCACCAGCACCCAATGCACTTTCAGCAGCGTTAGCTGCCTGTATTGCTTGTCTAGCTTTAGCAAGCACAGGGAAAACAGCCGCAAGGTTAGCAGCAATAGATAAAGCAAACGATACAGGGTCACTCTTGATTGTCGCTTTGGTAGCTGACGCTATAGCAACGGCTGTCGATAAAGCAATCGAAGCAAGGCTTATATTTCTTTCACGTCTTATTCCTTTCTTTTCAAGTTCTATTTTGGCTTTATCAAGTCGCAATTGAGCTTTGAATGTTTCAGAATCTAAATTACCTATCGCAACCGTTCTTTGTCTTTCATCTGTTATGTTCGCATCAATAAACGCTTTTCTAGTATCATATTGTTTTCTAAGGTTTGTTTCTTCAATTTCTAAATTAGTTACTTGCCTATCCAAATTAGCGGATGAAGCGTCATCAAAAATACTAATAAGATTACCAGCTATATTAGCATACTTTTCAATTAATTTTCTCCTAGCTGCTTCTGTTGTTTCTAATATTTTTTCTTCAGAATTTAATATAATAAGAGCCCTTGCTTCTTCAGCATTTTTATCGATTTCAAGTAAAGCATTTTGAAACTCTTTTTGTTTCAATAATTTATCAGCATTACTTAATTCAGTAAATGCATCAGTTAATTCTTTCCTTTTTGAAAGACGTTCATCTTCAACTTTACTCAACTCTCCAGCTGTTTTATCTTGTGATTCAATTTCAACTTTCCTAATCAAAAGACTAAACTTAAGTAAATTATCTAGTTTTTTCTTGTTTAAATCATCTTGTAGTTTTGCCTTAAGAGCCTCACTTTCAGCAATAGCTCTCAAATCAATTTCTAAAAGAGATTGCGTCAACCTATTTAAATTAGCTTCTTGTTCTGCTTTGGTTAATAAAGCAAAAGAGTTTTGTAGTTTTGTTCTGTCATCAAAAGATTTTTTATCTATTTGTTGAAACTCAGTTAAAGTTTTATCTTCAGCACTAGCCACATCATTCAAGAACTTTTCTAAATTAGCTGCTCTTTCTTTTTCTACTCTATCGTTTTCAGCTTTTATTCTTGCTGACGCAGCTTTTGATGCAGCATTGCTTCTATCAGTAACAGCCTTTGACTCAGCAGCAGCAGCCTTAGCAGTTGCAGCAGCGTTAGCCTTTTCACCTTTTTCAATTTCCTTTAATCCGTTGGTATAAGTTAATTCAATTAATTGTGTCTTTTTTTCAAAGATTTCTAACGCAGCATCAATAGCTTCGGCAGCTTCTTTTTTATTTAGCTTACCAGCTTCTTTTACAGCAGCGTTTTTTGCTGCTAGAGCATCTAGGTCAGCTTGAGTACGTTTAACAGCTGCTGTTTCTCTTTTAGCTGTTCCTTCGGTAATTTCACCAGTCAATAATTGTTCTTGAATAACCGCTTCATCCAATGAAAAATTTAAATCAGTTAACGCTTTTTTATACGCGATTACCGAGTCAGTTGCTTCATCATTCGCAATAGCAGTTAAACCCCAAGCATTTGAGATAGCAGTTAAACCATCTATAACAAATGAGATAGCATCCCCGATTGCTCCAAATACCTTACCAACTAAACCACCAGCTTTTTTTATTTCATCGAAATTTTGGATTAGCTTGATAATCCCGATAACAAGCAAACCTATACCCGTGGCTATAATAGCCTTAGAAAGGCCACCGAAGGCTGATGTCGTTCCTTGAATACCTGTCTTTATCTTTCCAAAATCCAAATTCAATACACCTTCTTTAGCTAGTTTCAAAGAGTTTGTGAAACGTTCTAGTCCTGACCCTTGTTGAAGTTTAAGGGTATCATTCAAGTCGTTTACCTTATCCTTTAATTTACCTGCGGATGCAGTTAATTTATCGAATTCAGCAGACCCTTCTTCTGACTTTAGAATCTCATCATTAACTGCTTTTAGAGCTGTTTTAATTTCTTTTAATGAATTCGCTGCTTCGGCACCTTTAAGGACTACTTCTATTTGAATTTCTTTTGCCATTGGGTTTTTATTATTAAATTATTGTTTTTTTTAACATGCTTTTTAAGCATGTTAAATTAGTATGTTATTAGTAGCTATAATCAAATCTAGCTCCCCATTCTAGTGTTGTTGCGGCTATTCCAGTACAATTGATTGATATCCCACTTCCAGCCACGATACTTGGTGTTGCCGAGATAGCAGCTAATGCTGGGTCCCCTATGGCACTGATTGGATTTGTTCCTACGATACTCGGTGTACTAGCCACGTATTTCACTAAGCACTCTCCTGTCAACAGTGCGGCAGCTGCAGTCGTAGTATTTCGCACCGTGACTGTATAGCGAATCCCACAAGCAACTCCTGTCGTTTGAACGGCTAAAGGTGGTTGCCAACCAGATTGAACCACGTTATCAATTGTGAAATTGATAGTGGCAGGAGTCGCATTTGTTGTTGTTCGAGTTCCATTGACGATACCAAATTGACGGTCACCAACTACCGTTGAAGAGATACCGTTTGAAGATATTTCCCCATCGTGTCTTGCTGTGCTGTATACACCACCAGCGTGGCTGGCAAGACCAAGCGCGTAGGATGATACCCCTTCAGCGTGGCTTTGATTACCTTGGGCTGTTGTTTGTGCACCTTCAGCGTGACTTGCAATTCCAATCGCTCTGGTGCTTATTCCTTCAGCGTGACTTGACTCACCAATCGCTCTTGCTGCATTACCTTCAGCGTGGCTACCAAAATCACCTAACGCTTGTGTTGATTGACCTTCAGCGTGACTTTGATTACCACTTGCTGTTGTACTATTCCCTTCAGCGTGTGATGCTATACCACTTGCTGTTGTGAAACTACCTTCCGAGTGACTTGATTCATTATCAGCGACTGTAAGAAGTCCTTCAGCGTGTGAATAGTTACCATTGGCTAGAGTTGCTCCACCTTCTGCAACAGCATAATCACCAAAGGCATCTGTCCAGAATCGTTCTTTGCTCGTATCGCAAAGCCAGCCACTCCACCAGTTCCTTCTTCCCAAACTTCAACTAATGAGAAAGGTTCACCATCTACTATTAACGTGGTCGCTGAGATACTAGTTGCCACAAGAGGCACATTGAATACGGCTATTGAATCCCCACTATAGGTTTGACCGCTACCACCGAAGATATACATTTCATTACCTTCAACTACATTATCTTGACCGCTAACAAAACCAAACTTACCTGCATAGTTATTTCCATCTCCCAAGATAAGTACCGAATCTGAACCCCCTTGAATGATGTTATTATTACCTAGGATTTGAGTATTAAACACACTTGTTCCAAAAGTATTATTTGCTAATCCAGCTTGTATACTAACGAAATTAGTTATCCAATTATTCTTTGGACCCACATCAACTATTGGATTCAATACTGAGTTTTTATCTAAAATAACAATAGGACTTTTTAAACCTTCATCAACAGAAATTAATTCAACACGTGTAAGTCTATCTAAATTAGCATTATAATCCGTGATTTTATTTATATTCCAGTATGCATTATTCACCCATACTCTTTGTGATAGGTCCAATTCTTGGATATCTTTTGGAGTTAAATAAAACGATGCCGTTAATAATTTACCAGTTTCAATTTGGTTAATAAAACGACCCCAAAATCTATTGTATAAATTATTATTGGTTACTGTTTCATAACTTGAATAACCGTAATAATCTGGTTCTGCATAATTGATATCGATGGTTGGATTAATCGGATTATCTAAATGCAATGCTTGAGGATATTGGTTGAATGCAACAAATAAAGGTGATACTCTACCACGATAATTAAATCCACCATCAACCCATCCGTTATAACGAAGTATACGAATATTAGTTTTTGGGGCTTGTGCAACAATACTTGGTACCAATAACCCATTACCATTGTAAACAATAAGTGTTGGTGAAAAAATGGTTTCAATCTTTTTTGTTGACTGAACAAATTCATTAATAAAAGAATATTGAACTTGACCATATACCTCTCCCGTTCCTAATTGATATTGTTTATTCCATTCATCAGTATCTGGCTTGTAGCTTAAGATAAGTCTTTTATCTTGCAAGTCAGGTAAGAATTCAAGTTTAGTATCATTTCCAATATCTATTTTTTGACTCCAATCGACAACAGGTCCTTGGTCATAATAATCGTTTCTAGTTTTTATTATTAAATTAGTTGGATTATATTTTTCAGGATAAATATATAGGTTAAACATTCTAACTATCCCTTGGATAAAGTCACGTTGTTTAACTTGTCGTGGAATAAATGATTTTACATCAACTTCTTGACCTTCGTTTAATGAACCATTAATATTATTTGTGAAATAGTTATTATCTACATCGGTAACATTAATTCGTCTTGTAATAATAAAATAAGGTATTTCACTTTGAGTAAGTGGAGAAGTTGTACCAGAAAGTAACCATCTACCAATGTAAAGATATTGGCAAAGAATATTTGGGGTAACCGCATCTCCAACCACTAAATCAAGAATGGTTGAGGTATCTGCTTGTGTTTCAAGAACAAGAGTAGTTCCCGCTGTAAAGTCTATATTTCCACCAATATTGGTTTGATATAATGCAGGGCCTATATAAGGTAAGTTTACTTGAGTTATATCGTTTATATCAAGTTGGTTAAATAATTGAACACCAAACTGTGGTTGTTGTGGTACTACTCCCGCTGAACTACCTACACTAGTTAAGTAACAATCAACTGGTACAACAACCTCAATACGATAAGTATATTTTATTCTAAATTCAGTATTGTTTATTATTGGTGAGGTATACGTACCTGTTAATGGACTATAATTAACATTAGGTATAATTTCAGTATCAAAATTCAAAGGTTCTAAAACACTACCAACACCAAAACTTGTTCCTAATGTTGAGGCTGAAGCTATAAAACTAACAGTTGAACCAGTGTCAAAACCAGCTTTAAAATTAAATAACGAACCATTACTTATTGGTGTGTCACCATTATAAGGTACAATAAGGTTATGGAAATCACATTCCTCTAGCGAATCCCAAGTATATGTATACTCAGCTTCACTGAAAATTCGGTCCCAATATTTCTTAGCATAAATCGCTGGTGCAAAATCGGTTATCCTATACGCTTCATTTGCTTTCCAAGGTAAAAAATAAGTATACGCATCGTCAGATGTATGACCACTTGTTGATGTTATTCCAGTCAAAGTATAAATGTGATTGTATTGTTGAAAACCACTTAAATCTTCTAACAACTTTTCTTGCATTGATGAGAAGAAATCGGCTGATGTATCACGTACAATTACTTCATATTCAACATATTCATCTTCTTGTGGTGATGAAGGTGATATTTTTCTAATATTATTTAATTGAAGATACCCTTCAAGCACGGTTACCCCATCCTGAATAATAGAACAATCTTGTTTAATATTTATGTCAAACACCGAGAAATCAACATTAATGTTGAATAGATGTCCAAGGAGTAAATTGTTGTTTTGATTTCCTGGTAATAGAATTGTTTTACTGCTACTTCCTTTTCTTTTGCTTATGTCTTGAATCTCAGCTATAGCAAATGTTAAAGGAGCGTTCACGCCCTCTTTAACATGTAAATAACCTTTATCGCTTAATTGTATTACTGTTGTCATATTTTCCCTTAAATATTATTTATTACATCTGGATTCGCATAAACAATTGTTATCGTTAATTGAATCAGTTTTTTATTTCTTGCTGTTGGTATTTGATAACTATCACTCGTAACTATTACGGGCCATAGCTCTTCAAATTCTTTTATATAAACTGCTGGTGAACTATATAATTCCTTTAAAAATTCAGCTTCACTTTCAGTTAACCAATCCGAGTTAAGTGTTAATTCGGTTGTTATGTTCGTGTTGATAGACTTTCTCCCTCTTTCTATACTCGCATATCCCCATTTTTCTTGACTCGGTATAAGGTCACCTAAGACCTTTTTATAGCTATCTCTTGTTGTTGATTGTGTTCTGAAATTTTGTACTGAGAAATTAGCAGGTATATAACTACCCAACCTATCGATAAATACAAGCTCTATATTTTGTCCAAATTGAAATGCGGGGGTCCAATCCACTTTAAAGTTCTTAACTTCACTCACTTGCGAACCACCACTAAACACAACAATTGAATAACCATCCGTTCGTTGAATCACATTACCCATAGTTGATTGCACTTGTGCGAAAGGATAATTAATAACTATCGAATTAGGTGTTGGTGTTGCTCCAATAAAAGCTGTAAACGTTTCTCCATTTTCACCGTAAAAAACAACTGGTTCATCTTCAAAGTTATTAAACCAAGGGCTTTCGCCAGTACCTGTTACCAACGTATTCAAGCCAGATGCTTCAATAGATATAACATCAAAACATAAGTTCTTAAACACGGGGAAACTACCAACTTGATTGCTATATAAATTCTCATTCATTGTTATATCATTCGGTCCACATCCATAAATCCCAACCGATGATTGGAACGATGTTCCACCAGTTAATGTATACATACCAAAATCAGTTGTCACATTAAACGTAAGATTTGCGGTTGCTGCTGACACGGCTAAATCAATACCATAAAATGTTAGTCTCATATCGTTTTCTGGACGAACACGATAGTCTTCAGGAACATTTGTCAAGAATTTAGCTACTGGATTTTCTAGAAACGAATAATCAAAAACATCCCAATTTGAAAATGCCTGATGCGCTACCGCACCGTTGAATACCGTTAGTAAACCTACTTGTAATAAATTAATAAATTGTGTCTTTCGTCTATCTGCAAAAGTAACTATACCACCCACCTGTGTCGTACTAACAAAAGGAATAGGTACGATGACATCAAATTGACTAGCCGCAACTACAGTAGTTACAACGTTATTGTACACTTCACTTTCATTTGGTGCATTTTGTGTAATGAAAATTTGGTCTCCTATGTTAAAAGTATTTGTTCCCAGATTGGAAAAAATACGCGTGAAACTCCCTCCAGTAAACGGTCCAGCTGCTATCGTCACAGAATCATCCCACTCCCATTCAACGATATATTCTTCCCCTAATTCGAATTCATAATTCATATGTGATGGCCAAGATGTACGTGGTACTGTTAGAGGTTCCAAATCCTCACCAAGATAAGATTTTAAAATAGCTGATATATTAACAGCTCCATACCCATCACCAGGTCTAGGCTCAATAACTAAACTAGTAATTAACTCAGCAGTATCCCCTGAGTATATATCCACCAAATAACGAAAACCATCTAAGGCTTTATTTGTTGAATCTAGAAAAAAATAAACTGGGTTGAAGGCTGGTGCTAGTGTGCCTACTTGTCCGATAATTGTTATTGCCATAATGTTTTTTTTAAGTTAAAAATAAATCGTCTAATATAATTAAACTATATGCGTTTGCGATTTGCTCCTGTATATTCGCGTATGTTGATGAGTTAAATACATTCTGCGATATATTGAATTTATCATCCAAGAATTTAAAGTAATCTAATGATTCCATTTGTAAAGTAAACCCACCATCAGTTGTTGGTATTACTATCCATTTCACACTATCTCGTAATCTACCGCTTTCAACCAATCCTTGTGTGGTTAATTCAGCTTGGAATAAACTAGTTAAATCAATCGCTACTTGACTTAATATTGAAAATGCTTCTTGGTTGGCCATATTATCTTTTGTATTTGATTAATTTAGTCTTTAAAAAACGTTGGTTCTCTCTCATTGGAAGGTCGTGAATCACCTCATATTTGGTATTCTCGTTTGTTATCTTTATATAAAAAATATGCTGCTCCATTAGCCATTGGTATTGCCTATCAACCAAATTGAAAAATGCATTAATTTCACACGACTTTCTATTCTCAGACTTAATTACTAGTGAGTCATCAACTGAATAAAATACTACCTTTGTGTTATAAGCACACCTGTAATAAGTTGAATCAGATTGATAGCTTTTTACCTTTGTGTTTAAATCCTTATAGCTAACCTTTAAAGTCTTTATAAACGCTTCTTTGGTACCTTCATTGTCAATAATTGGTTGGATATAATTAGTCTTATCCAATTGCAATCTATCCTCTTCAACTTGAAATTGAAAGGACAAGAATACCATAAGGAAAATGATAAGGATAAATAGTACACGTGCTTTTATTTTCATATTATTCTTCTTCAATTATTGGTTTTAAAATAAAACCATTAGGGTCAAACACACCTGGTATTTGTGGTGTGTAATTATATTTTTCAAAACTAAAGTCCACTGGACATTCAAAGAATGATATGTTATCAGCT